GAAGTAGGCAAGATAATTAGACGCTACATTCCCTCTAACATCAAGTTGAAATGCCGGTGAACTTGTACCAATGGCGACTTGGCCTCCCTCTAAAACAAGGTTGCTTGCATACTCTGTTCCATTATTATATGTAGCAAAGGTGTGATTAACCACGCCAGAAGTTACAACCTGTCTTAGCCTCATGCCAAAGAGATTGCCTGATGTTTGCGGATACGCAAAATGCGCCACTTCATTTGTGCCAACAGAACTTCCATCAGCCGTAACAACAAGAGGTTCGGCAGCGGCAACAACAGCTTGGTCATTGGCTGCACCAATCCCCACACTGTCCGATAGAAGATTTAAGTTGCCAGTTGAATGGTTAAGAGTTACTCGTTCTGTCGCAGATGCTCTGTTATCGCTGCTAGTAGAGATTGAAAACTTGCCAGCAGAATTAAACATTGTCGTGTTTAAATCTGTCGTGTCATTTTCTTCCAAACGCAATGTTGCGTAGTTTGTACCAGTAATGCGAACACCATCGTTGTCTGGTTCAAATACAGCATCACCCGATACTGTCAATCCATCAGAAACAAGTGTGCCAGTGACATCCACGCCTGTGTTGGTGGTGGCGAGTTTTTCAGAGCCGTTGAAAAACAGCTTCACAAAGGAGTTAGATGCCGCCTGAATAAAATACTCATCTGTGCCTTGTGATTGTACGGCCCATTCAGCATTAGCTTTTTGGAAAAGACCACCAGTTCCAGTATCTACAATATAGCTATTCGACCCATCGTGGTAAATCTGCAAATCAGACCCAGCACCGAACATAGCTTTGGCATTGTCTGGGAACAGGATATCATCCGTACCAGTAGGCACAGTGAACACTGTAGCATCAGCATCGTTCTTCAACGTGATGTCTGATGTAGAACCTTGCCCTGTCAGAATCAGACCTTCAGCAGCGGTATACCCAATGGCTGCATTGTCACCGGCTGCTGTGTCACCAGTAGGTTCAAAGGTTGTTGCAATCATTACTCCATTTGTAGCAAGAGAAGTATCAGCCGCATGGGTTAATGTAATATCACTATCTGCACCAAAATGAATTACTGCACTATCTGACAACAATTTAATATCATCACCGAATACAGCGTCTTTAACAACAGACAAACCACCGTCAGTTTGAAGTGAACCATCCGTTGTGCTTGTTGCCTCAGTCGCATCATCAGTTTTTAGAATACCACTAAATGTTCCTGTTGTTGCAGAAAGAGTGCTTGCACCTACGATTGTTCCACTAACATCTAAGTTACCATTAATATCAATCAGGGTTGAGTTGAGTTCAATCTCGTCATCTGCGTTGATATCCAAGTCACCATCAGCAGGTGAGCCAATGTTAATTGCTGAGTCGCGGAATTGAACTACCATTGCTGCATTAAGTAACAACCCGGTGTCAGCAACGTGAGTCAGAGTTACATCTGTGTCTGCCCCAAATCCAAGAACGGCAGCATCAGACTTTAGTGTTAGGTCATCCCCAACAGTTGCATCAGCGGATATTTCCACGAGGGCAGTTGTTATTTCTACCTCTGTATCCGCAGCAATATCAAGTTGACCGTCCGTGCTAGAATTTATAAACAGAGCAGTGTCGCGGAACTGCACCTTCTTATCTGTTGCAACTAGGATGTCCTCGCCCAAGCCATCTATGTAAGCGGTTCCATCCAAATACATATCCTTGAACTGCAGAGAAGTCGTGCCAATGTCTAGGGTGTTGCTGGTTTTCGGCTTAATCTCTGTGGCACTTGCAACAAAGTCTTGCACCGGACCCAAGACAGTAACAGGCGCACCCTCGTCAGCCGTGCCGTCGTGAGTGTGTCCCGAAGATTCGTTAAAAGCAGCATCTACCGCGTTAAACTCGCCGTCCAAATCAGAGGCGTTGATAACGTTTCCGTCTGCTATGTTGTTAGAGGTGTCATTCCTTGTATAGCCCTGACCCATCTTTATATCCTTCCTTTATCGCCGCCCGTAAGTGCCGTATTCGAGCGTAACTGCGTCTAGTGAGTGTGGTGCGTTTGTCGAGTTTGTGCGAAACTGCACCGAAACAACATACCCAGAACCGACTGTCTGGCTTTCAAATAATTTCTGTACTGTGCCGCCGTAGGTGTTTGTTGCGTAAACGGCGGTTCCGTAGAATGCTGGAACACCTGACCCCGATGTGTTGTTGAAATTAAAAGCAGCGGGTTGAATTACATTTGAATCATTAAAATCAAACAGTAAGTTTACTTCGCTAATTAAACTGCCATCTGGGTCTGCGTACAAAAATAACTTGTATATGGTTTTGCGAACACGAGGGTCATTTATGGGTATGAAGGGTGTTGCAAAGGTGGAGAAGATGTCAGCCCCGTCCATGCTGTTCCCAGATTCCATCTTGTAAACATACCCGTTGTCATTAGCAAATACGATGGTTTCTGTTCCCTCGTACAAGTTGCTGCTGGCAACATGCGCCTTGAACCCTCTGATTTCTGCCCAGCTAATTGCCTGTTCTACTTGAGAACCCACAATACCCCGTGATGAAGATTCAGTAAAACTAGCGTTGTATCCCAAAAGTCTATACTGGCTCTTTGGTCTGATGACTACGCTGCTAAAAGAGGTGTGGGCAGTTACAAAGTCTGTTACATCATCCTGTATAACTTTTGATGCAACTGCTAAATTAAAGTCCCCAATCTTTTCAGTTGCAGACAGGCTTCTAATCCCATCTGGTCCTAAGTAAAGGATATCCCCACCAATCTCTTGAATTGTATCTGTTTCTGTACAGCCTGTATCAAGAGTGATGGGTTGTAGTTGAAAGTCTGCAATGGTGTTTCCAACTAATCGCTTGATAGACCTCTCACTAAATATTATAAGCTGTTCTCTAAAAATAATCAACCCTGTAATTGCACTACCTACATTTAATGTTCCCGCACCATTGGCTGCAGAAAAATCAGTAGAAGTGTAAGGGGAAGTAAATACGAGGTTTGAACCCTTTGCAAAAAACAGTTGGTTCTTAAAGTCTGCAACGTGGCTAGCTCCAACGCCCTCTGTAGGAATACCGTCTAGGGCTGTAAAGGTGTTTCCATCATAAATAAACGGTACATTAACTCCATCTACCCCTACCATAAAGTCAGTGCCGCTGTAATTAAAGTTTGCGAACCTGTGTCGAGCCATTCCTGAACGGTCTACGCTACGGAATGTAATTACAGCATTGTCTGCAGGGCTGCTGTTCAGGGCGGGATTGATAGCGAAGGTTGCGCCACCGCTGATTATTGATGGGGTGGCTGTTAGGGTGTATATTAAAGCTACACCTGCAATAGTAAAAGTATCACCTGCTTGGGGTGTTCCGGTTATGCCGTCAACGTCTAAGCTCGTTCCGGTCTGTGAACCTGCATTTACTAGCACTGTTCCATAGCTGGGCGTGTTTATCTTTGACCAGCCAGACCCTGTTGATTTAAACAGGTCATCCCCTCGTGCTGCAATTACTGCGCTTTCAAAGGTATGAACTCCCTGCATAATACCCGCACCAGATGTGAAGGTTACTGCAGCTTGGTCGGCGGGACTACTTGCAAGCGAAGACGTTAAAGTTAGAGTGGCTCGTTTGTTCGTAGAACTAAAACTAACGCCACTTCCAGCAATAGTGTACGTTCCGGTTACCCCCGCTATAGTAAAGGTATCCCCTGCAACGGGTGTGGTGTACAGGTTTCCGATTACAAGAGTTGTTCCTGACTGCGACCCTGCATGAACCAGCGGTGTACCAAACGGGGGAACCAAATTGCTGTCGTACTTGGAGTACCCCAAGACTGTTCGATAACCCCCCTGAACAGAAGGCTCGTAGTTACGCAGGATACGAGCAGACCCCGGAGCATTAACACCATGCTGCAACGGAGACAGGTTCGTAATCAGGCCACCCTTAAATTCGATGGCGTATGTTTGCCAACGGTCCGGCATACTCTACGATGCTCTCATGTAAACGTTTTCGTTGACAGTTACAGTTCTCATCTGCTTGATACCTTCATCAAATTTGCGCTGTGACACTGAAGCCATCTCTATGTTGTCACGAAACATGTAGGCGTAGTACATGGCACCATCAATAATAACGTGACGAAACCGTTCTGGAATTGTAGGAACATCTGTATTGAGAATTAAGTCAACGGGGTCCATGAAGTATTCAAAATCGACTTGGTATGCTTTGTCAGGCATAGGAACTACACCAAATTCTGCATTCTGTGTTCGAAATACGAATTGAGGTGCTGCCCCCTTTGTAACGTCTGTCTCATCCTCTTGGTCAATATATATGTCTACATATTCATCATAGGATAACTGTGTTAAATGTTGCGCTCGTCCTACGCCCAGAGTAGTGTTACGGCGAACTCTGTAAGTGTCGAAGTCTACGTATTTTGCTTGCGTTGGAATAGGATAGCGAGTTATACCTGCAGTTAAGGTTTGTTCGTAAACATTGTGATTAAAGGGCCAGCCAAAATGAGACT